CCATTCAACTACCCTCTCAATCGTATCTTTCTCGGCCTGCTCGTAGCCTTTGATATAATAATATCGTGGAGTTGCATTACCGTCATATTTGCCGTCAAGTGTACTCTCTCCATAAATCATTTCTGGCGGGTAGGCTTTCATCGCCTCCTGCTTTGCTCTTTTACTCATGGCTATCCTCCTTGATTTGGTCACTAAGATTACCAACTATTGTTTCTCCCTTTTCGTTTGATACACAAAAATCGGAGTGATAATAATTATTTGTTATCAGTTCATACATCTCCATCATGGTGTGAAAGTCTTCAATGGAGATGTTGAGATTTAGCGAAGGAGTAACATATATTACTCTGCTTGCTGTTATTGACATTGAACAAGATGGCTTCATTTCTCGTCCTCATTAAATCCGGGTAATTTTTCGAGATCGGAAAGTATAATATACTGCTCTCCTTGGATGCCAAGTGCATCTACAAGTTCATAGCCATTCAGTCCTCGTTTTACAATAGCAAGAGGAATCCCTCGCCCGTTACCACAAGCACCATTTTCCCACTTTCTCCATCTCGGCAAGTCCTTCAAGGCATCAGCCCTGCCCTTCTCGTATCCAAGACGGAGGGCTTCTTCCATATCCACTTTATCAGATACCTCTTTCATCACTTCCGGGGCAACCTTTTCCACCGCATCGTGGAATGCTTTCTTCTCAATGACATAGCCGTCTTTGATGAGCTGCTTACGGGCGAGTGCTAGAAGTTTTGCCGATTCTTCCTTTATTACCTTAATATGTCTTTCTTCAAAAGGCTCATCGAAAATCTCCAAACCAACCGCTTTCTCGAACTCGCTCAATTCCGGCCCTGGAGTTATAATGAAAAGTTTAAAATTCTCTCTACAAGAGGAAGCAATGTGAGTCCCATCTGGGCAGTATAACTGCACCGTTTCAGTATCGCCTTGATGCGTAGGAACGAGGCCGACAATCTCAAATCGTCCGCCAAATACCTTCTTGTCCCAACAAACGATTTTAACTGGTCTACCATCACCGGTAACTACTTTGTATTCCCCGCTTTCAATCTGCGGGCGATATTTAATGTCAAAATTTAATCTGCTCATAATAATTTAATTTATTACTTTCCAAATATATCCACCTGCTGTTTTATGTGTTCCCTTAATACATTCAGATATACCAGGCCCACTTACTCCCAACATTCTAACCGCATCGCTAATACAATCCCATTCCATTATAAGCGTGCCATCTTTTGTGTATTGCGCAACGCGCTTTGAACGGGCGCTATCTTTACCACGGCGCACATTACTTGTTGGTTTGTAGTATTTCATTCGAGGACATTTGTTTGTTCCTTGTTCACTCTGCACTATTACCTCGAAAGTATATCCGTGTGTTGTATAAGTTTTCTTCCTCTTAAGGCACTGATAAATATTTTCCTTCGGTACATTTAATGATTTGGCGGCGCAATTAACATTTTCAAACTCTCCTACAATGGCTCCATCTTTATAAACCTTGACAGGCCGAAATCTCCATTTACATGATTTTCTAAACTTGTTAATATGTTCTTCTGTATGCTTCTTTCCCTTGTTATGTTCCGATATTTTCCTTTTCACAACATCTGTTCTTGGGCCATGCGATAATCCAGGAACGCCGCCACCAAGACCTCCGCGAGATACATTCAATGACAAACCATTATCTTGCGCTTCTTGTATAAGCCTTTTCTCTTCCGCGCAAGCCTCTTTCAGAGTTAAACCAGCTATAAGAACTTCGTGTTTTATTGCGTCCCAGCCATACTTCTGTATAAGTGGGTAGAAAAGGGGTGCTCTTACATAGTTAGCGCCTCGCCCCCACCTATCCTGAGTATTATGAGTAAAGCCGATATAATATCTTCCGTCCGGAACAGTGTGTCTGTACACACAGAATATCCTTGCTTTCTCATCTTTAAATACTTCTTTCATCTTCTTTCTCTTTTAGTATTTATATCTCCAACGTATCAACTTTACGTTTACTCTGTTTCTTAAAGCTCTTACCACATTAGAACCGTACGGAAATTGAGGAGTAAAAAGGCCATTAAAATCACGACATCCAACCATAAATCCATAATTCGTGTGGACTATTATTGTCCGTTGTTTATCTGGTTTTTCTTCTTTTGTATGCCAGGGTTTCATCTTTTTCTCTTTTAGGCTTTCACCGGGTTATAAAAAGGGCGCTTCATTTTGACTCAGATAGGCCACCGCGATTACGCCATCCTATCCTTATTGGCAGGTTTTGTCTTTCCGCGCCCTGTGGTTACTGTTTCTTTCGGATTTGAACGATTACTTTATCACCACAGGAATAGCCGTGATTGTACATATCCGGGCAAGTGGGAACTAACTCGTCAACGTCATCCTCTTGCATAATTGTTTCGAAAGTGTCTCCTTGCTCAGCCATCCACTCTGCTCCATCTCTAAACCCTTCCTTGTATGCGAGGCAATCCCTAATTGTCGCATCGCCTTGATTATGTTCTTCAAAGAATTTTCGGAGTTGTAATTCACACCACTCTGCTCCGGCTTTGAAAGCATCCTTCCCTTCTGCCAAATAGTGAGATTTCTTATCGGCAGAAAGAGCAATTCCTTTATTGTTCGTCTTGCACCATTCTTCTGCCGCATCGTCAAGGTTGGAGGGAATGTTATTCGGTTTTTCCGAACAACCACCTTCCGGCTGCTCCTGCTGGAGAGAGGTGATGAAATCTATCGTATCAAGTGCTTGCATTCTACAACCATTATGGAAATGACATAGGACGGGAGAATCTGCGCTCTCCTCGGTTTTCTTAAACTCCATATCCGCTTCATTTTCCAACCAAGTTTTCAGTTTTTCTGCATCAATGTATTTCATAATATTAGCATGATGTTTTAAGTCCATTCATATATGCGTTATAGAATAGAATTTGGTTTTCTGTTAGATTACCAAACCATTCTTCAAAATATTTATAATACTTCGGTACGGTTGAATGTGAAAACTCTACCCAAAGGTATTGTTTAAAATCTTTCATAGACTAACGTAGTTTTTGAAGGTCTGTTAAAAGAGAACCTATTGCATCTGGGTCATCTGCCGGAAATCCTCTTGCCACGAATTTTAATGCTTTCATCTGTTCATTACTAGGTTTCCAATGAGACTGGGGACGGAGGGATTTGAGCCTATCACAAATGCTTCTCAACCATTTTATCTGCTCAATGGTTGGATTCATCTTTTCATTTATAACCTCACATATAAAAGCATTATATGCTGCCCCATCCTCTTCGCTTCACTCTGCGGATTTGCTCACGTAATCATTTTCATGAGCAATAAATGACTCATCAACATTAAATGTATTAACCAGCCCGTCATAAAGGTCTTCCAGCCTGCGAGATAGATAACTTGTGGGTTTAATCGCTTCCCACTTTCCCTCTATTGCATACATCAATGCTTCTAATGACTCTTGCTGCGGTTTCCACTCTGCGGGCTTCTGCTCTTTCTGCTTTTCGAGGTAGGCAATCCACCTTTTACAATCCTTATCCTCATCAATAAAGCCCGTTACTTCGGCTCTATGTGTAAGATACTCTATCAAATCTTTCCTTATCCTCTCATCCTCGCTCTCCTTCTTTTTCACGATGACCTTCCCATCCTCAATTCGGGCTTCGTATCCTTCAGGGATAGTGTACTCAAACTTATACAGTTCGGAATCCTTCGCTCCGAACGGGATTTCTATTGCTTTCTTGTCGTCCATAATCCTATTGCTTACAATGTTTTCATTTTGTTGCAACCATTCGCCTTGCAGGATTCGCTCTTTTCGTCTACGCTGAATCCCTTTTGGCAATCGGGCCAGATATTATCCTCGTCACGCTCGTGCATAAAGCACTCGCAGAAACGGCATTCTGTTCTTACGTTCATAGCAGATCCATTACTTTGCACACCGCATCATAGACCTTGCGAAGATAGGTCTTGTCCTCCTGGGGAATATCCCCGTGCATATAGGCATCCATATCCTTTCGGATAGCCTTACATTGGGCTTGCACCTTGTAAAGAAGGCTAATAGTCTCTGGTTTCATACTATTGTAGTTTTATCGCTTTCAACATTTCCGCCTTGACGGGATTCAGTTCCTCAATCTGGCTATACTTGGTGACAAAGGAAGACATTTCGTCTTTAGCTTGTTGGAGAAGGTCTTTGTAAGCCACATCGTCGTGGATCGCTTCGGTAATGGGGATGTAGGAGCGATCTTCATTAGCAATTGTGGAGACATTGACCATAGCGCGGACGGAACAAGTAATATTCTCATTCACCACTACTACGGTAATGTTGTTTATCAGTGTCCGAGCCTGTTGCTTGCGCCACATGGCTGCTGCAATCGTATCGTCCCACTGGAAGCAGTTGTGCAGAACAGCCCGTTTGGGCTTGCTCTCCTGCACAACCAGCTCCGGTTTCAGGATTCCATGTTTCTGGCGGATTCTTTCAAGCTCCGCAGCCGCCTTGTCTGCGCTGATTCCCTTCCATAGTCCGGGATTCATAAATTCATATTTGCTTTCCATACTCATTCTGTTTTACTTGCCGGCAAAACCTAACCCAGCCAAGCCGCACCACACATTACATGTCCAAACCTCTCCTGCCACACGATACCGAATAAGGGAATACCACGCTTAACCTATCCTGCCTTGATGTACCGAACCAAGCCATCCACACCTTTCGCTCCTATCCAAACCGAAACTGCCTTACCCTGCTCCACCTAACCGAACCACAAGGAACCGCGCATTGCTCTGCCAAACCCCTCCTGCCTCACCGAGCCCTGCATATACATGACCGTTCCGAGCTTTGCCGAACCCATCCTGCCATGCCACACCCAAACGTGTCCCTACATTAACGGGCCGAGCGCAACCCTGCCTGCCAGACCTTACTCCACCGTAAGCTGCTTGACCATTCCGTTCAGCGCATTTCCAATCCTTTCCTGCCTTAATTCTTCTTGTCTACCACTCTGAATAATCCGAAGCTTCCACTATTTGACTTCTCCGGCCTCCACTCGCCAACACCACAGGTAAAGCCTGCCGTATTCAGCAACCCAATAAGCTCGCTCTCCGTGATTACATCCTCCAAGAACTGAATTGTAATAACAGCACTCCAGCTGGGGAACTCTGCACGATAGCGGGGGGCCGCAACTTTCTGGATTCCGCCCACACGCACCATGTCTTCACGCATCCTGTGCTGGCCGTTAATTTTCACAAGACCAGTTGCCGGATCATCGGCAATTACATGGAAGGCCGAGCGCGTTACCGTCATGGGACGACCATAGGTGCGGTAAGCTGCCGTAACCATTGCCGCTTTGAAGGCCACTGCGGGGAAACCGCAAGTCTTGCCGTCGTCAAAGTAATACAGGCTCTTTGCATATTGTTCCTCCGGAGGTACGATGTTCTTCTTTTTGCCGCCCTGCTTCAAGCCGGCCTGACCGCTTTCCTCAATCTGCTGCTTGGATTTTTCGTCAAAGCGGGAGACGATAAGGGGTGCAATGCCCTCAATGGGGACTTGGATTGTTTTGAGGTTGAGGCTGACTACAATTTCTTTTGCCACTGCCTCGGATTTCTTTGTTGCCATAATCTGTGTTTGTTTTTGTGTTGTTAAAAAATTCTGATTTTCACTTCGGTGGGATAGTCGTCTTCCCATTTCACATCGGGGAAAAGGCCATTGTCAATCTGGACATAGCCCCTGTCGTCCATAAGGAACCAGTAGCCAACCCCCCACCCGCCTTTTTTACGCACAAACTGCCGCTTATCTATATTCCCTGTGCCAAGAAAGAGGTACAAACTTCCGTTCTCATCCCTTGCAACGAATCCAGGAATAATCACATTATACTTCTCCTGCAACTCCCCGTTGAAACTGCTACCGGGTTGGTTGACTATCTTGCCGATAGTGATATTTCCGCTTATTTTCATACTCTTTCTCCTTCAAACAAACTGGGATACGGGATTGAATACTGCATAACGCGAGTTGTCTTTCCATCTGCACAAGGAACCTCAACCATCTTTTTCACTATCTCTGTGTGGCCTTCCTTGTTTATGAGCTCGGAGACGCGGGTAGATAGCTTGGTGCATCCGTACAGAGCTATTGCCTGAATGGGCGTAAGCGTCCAACCTTCCTGGAGGTGACGAAGGATTCTCTTTTTCTGCGAGAATGACCGCTTGGGGTTTGGATCGTTGTTAATGTTTTTGCGTGCCATTGTTTTGATGTGTTTTAATCTTCGTAAATGAGTTTTGTGCAATGATGGGAGTTGATAAAAGGCAAGAGAATAGGCTTGAAATAGTCCATATTCTGCTCAATGTACACTTGAACGATGTCTGGTATAAACAAGTGCATTTCGTCGCCTTCTACCCGCCAAACTGTGTCATCAGAAAGCGCTGCATTCCGAATGGAAAGTGGTGCGCCCATTTTGTAAATGATTTCCTGTATCTGCTTCCATACATCCAGCCACTGGATTTTCAGTTCATTCTTGTGGTTCTTCTTTCGTACCATTGCTACCTTGTTTTGCTTGTTTCAGTATTGCTTCTGCCTGCTGGCGCACTCTTTCGCGGTGCGCGGCCGATTCCTCTGATGTGTAGACTTTCTTTGCCTGTTGGCCATTGATGCGCATGTGGGAGAAGTCAGGAAGTTCAATCTTTCCGGCCTTCTGCGCCTCGTAGAGCTCTTTGTAGAATCTCTCGTTTGCTTCCTGCTCTGCCTTTGCCCTGCGTCTGTGGAAGATGGCCGCTGCGGCTGCTTTCTTCTCACTGCGGATAAATCCTTTCAGGAACTTTAACAGGGATACGGAAGAAAGGCCGAAATATTCGCCATACTCTCCATTCAACCCCTTTCTGAAAGCTTCCTGCATTTCCACAAGGGTGAGCTCTCTCAGGTAAGAATCCTGCATGACCTCGCTATCCAGTGTGTCAACGTCCACCTTTATCGTCACAGGGTCAATTGTAATGTGCGCAATCAGGGCGAGACCAAAGAACTGCTTGTTTAGCCAGGAATACCTTTCAGCATCACCGCCTTCTTTGTAGCGTGGATAGGCATTTCTCCCGTCCGCCAGTTTTGCTGCGCGTACATCCGCAAGCTGCTCTGCCGTTGCTATCTTACTGCTGGCTTTGGAAATCTGGAGTGCCGTTTCCTGCCGTATCGCTAAATCGTTCATGAATCCACTGTTCTACTTCGTTATACGTATCTATTGTCTTTTCCACCCTGCTTTTCTGCTGGCCCTGTTGCCTTGTCGTCCCTCTGTTTGTTGGCTTTTCCCTTTCCATCCAGCTCAATGCCCTTGCTTCCATGTCAAAGGGTCTTGCATCCTCAGCCTTGATTTTTTCCTGTCCGGGATCGTGAGCCGTCCACCAGCGAATAAAAGCTTCTTTTGCCTGCTGCGGCATTCCAATTTTCAAAGCAACCGATTCCAGTTCCCGTTCAAACAATTCGCGTTTGTATTCTGCTATACGATTTTTGTCAAAACCAAGGACAGACCTCCTAACGGAAGAAAGCGGGACGCGCCAATCCTCTTGAAAATTTTGAGGCGCAGCTTGCACAAGAGAGTGAGTATTATATATATTCTTATCTTCTTTATATTCTTTATTTGTTGCATCAAGGTGTGCACAAGGGTATGCATCATGGTATGTTCCAATGTGTGCATCAAGGTGTGCTCTTGCACCATCGTTATTTGCTGAATCACTGTTGGTTACATCTCCTAAAAGGTCTGCCTTGTCTTGGTACTGCTTATAGTTAACTATCGTGATAATGCTGATATTGTTGGAAACTTCCTTCGTTATCATGTTATCACGAACAAGGAGGCGCAGAAAAGGCTCAACCATAGAACGGCTCCGTCCCCACCGCTTGCACAGGTAAGACAAGGATGCTACAAGCTGTCCGCGTTTAAGGTCAACGAGACGAGACCCTACAAGCACCTGCTTGTCTTCCCATGCAGCGCTGATTAGCAAATCCACCCACCACTTGAATTTGGTATCATCTTCCCAAATCCAGTGTTCGTTAATCTCACGTGCTATCTTAATCCAACCAGTCATGCGTAGCTATTCCTCCGTCACTACCTGTTCAGGGATATACTGCGGATTCAACTCGCTCTTGATCCAGCTGGGGAATCGAGCCTGGATGATTCCGCTGGCACCATCCTCGGCATAAGCCTCAAAGCCGGGCCAGTTGTCGCTATCCTTGCACTGCTTCACAATATCAATGGCCTGCTGGTACTTATACTTGCCACAAGCAAGGTCTTCCGCATCCAGCCAGATGAGGGCGCACTGATACGGGATAACCGTCTGCGCAATGAGCATGATAGTGCCGGTAAACTTGCGGCCTGTAATCTCGCTGGCTACCTGGAGGTACATACCTTCGGCAAGTTCATAGCGGTATTTTGCCGCATCTCGCATGAAGGCATCAATACTGGTGGCAGAAGTGGTCTTTACAGACAGGATAATGTTCGCACCTACTTGTTCCTCCAGCAGCATGCAATCGGGCCGGATTTTGACTTTAAGGCCCGTTCCAGGGTCACGGCCATACATGGACACTTCCGTGCGACCATTTGAGATAAGACGCGGGATAATGCCGCCTCCGTAAATCTTGTAAGAGGAACGAACCACTTTCACGATAGCGGCCATGTCGGCATCAATGAAAGTGTAACCGGCCTTCTTTGCGAGCACTTCAAGGTCAAAGAGGGTTTCTTTGAGCTCATCCATCTTCATTTCGGAGAGGAAGGCATCTGGCTGGAGCCCCAGCAGTTCCCAATAATACTGGATAAGCATGGTAATGCCGGCTTTTGAGGACTTGTTGCCACCTTCCGGCAATACCTTTACTTTGTCAAACTTTGACGGCTCCAGGAAGGCAGAATGGATGAATGTGCCAAGCGTGAAATGGCTTTCGTCCTTCGGGCGCAAATCTTCGTTCTTGTAGATAAGGTAGTGGCGAGGGCTTTTAAGCACTTCTTTCAGGGCGCTGGAGCTTTCTCCCTGTGCGGCAAGGTATTTCTCCATCTTGTCCTGCACCACGCGTCCATTGACGGAAAGACTGCGGCAAGATGCCTTCTTTGTGACAGGCTTCTTGGGAAGGTCGGCAATGCCAAAGGCGAATGCCCCAAAGTCCGTGTATCCGGACTTGTCATAGTGAAGCTCCGTGAGCTGCACGGCCTCCTGGGCCGATGCCTCCGTCAAGTCTGCGGAGACATCGAAACCAAAGGCTTTCTTTACTTCCTGTGCGTCCATGGCTACTTGATTACAAGGGGACGGACACTCCAGTTGTCGGACAGGAAGCTGTTGGTAGAATTGCGCTTCTTTCCTTCATAGCGTACCTCAAAGGGTTTCCCCTTTATGTCACCTGAGAAGACTTCAAAGGCAGCGACAAGGCGCTTTGAGCTGTTACGGATCGTGCGGAACGCATCGCCCTGTTTCTCCAGGAAACGGACGGAAGACAGTTCTACCGTTTCTCCGCTTGCCGGATCAATGGAGTTTGTGTTCACGATGTCAATGAAGAACACGCGCTTGGTCTCACCAGCTGCGGTCGGAGTCCAATACTCGCCAAGGAGTTCTACGGGTGCAGCCTCTGCTTTGGAGAGGTCGGGAAGGTTCGCCAGCACGATTTCGCCAGCGGGCTGTGCAGTCTTGAGCTGCTTTTCTGTTTCTTTTGCCATAATTGTTTTGTATTAAGTGTTGTACTTGAATGTTCTGATAAAAAGGGGCAGGGCGGGCGCTGCCCCCTGGGACTACTAACCAAACTAATAACCAATTCAATATGAGTTATTACCCGCCATATTTATCTTCGTAGTATTTTTCTCGTGCGGCTTCAAGAGCATCATACTCCGCATCGTCATAAGCTGCCTGTTCCGCCTCGTATTCTTCCTCAGTATCGTAATCCTCCGGCCTTGGAGGCTTGTATCTTGTCCAGAAACTCATTGCCTTGTCCCCCGCATCCAGGAATTCCACATGTCACGTCTCATGCTTTCGTAACAGGCTCTTACATAGTCTTGAACAGACAGACGGAGATTACGCTTAAAGGCTGTCATGTCACCACGTCTCTCGCAGAACGTAAATTGCTGTTCGTCGTCCTCTCCCTCGTTGATAACGATACGGATGGTGCGGGCATTGCGGATAGCATCTATCGAAGCCCTGTCCGCCGGGTTGATATCGTTAAGCATGACGACTGGTTTTATATTCTTTCCGGCCTTCCTCAAACAAGGCCGAAGTAATCAAAGCACCACTTCCAAGCAGCACAAGAAGCATGTACCATTCTTTGGCGATAATACCGGCAGTAGCCATGATCCATACCCAGCATCCAGCAAGGGTGAACAAGACGAAAAGGATTGCGGAAATAATCATCTTCTTCATAGTGCTACGCATTATTGGTCAGGAGGAACCATGCCTCGTTCATCATGTCAAGAAGCGCCTTCGCATCATCATCGTCAATGCCGTAGACACGACCGAAGATGCAGGATTCAGAACGGCTTACTCCCGTAGCCTCGTCATTGGAACAAGAGACAATGCCGGGATAGTTCGTAACCTTCCATTGAAGGCCCATGGTGTAGATGTTAAGGCCGTCTCTATTGACTACCCAACCACCGGCCACGCCTTTATTCAGAAGGTTCTTGTAGATGTCGGTCGCCGCCTGAGCAAAGTCGCTGTCAAGGAAGCCACCCTCATTGATGATGTCGTAGTTTTCGTCTGCGATAGCAGACATGGCGCACTCATAGAAGTGGTCGGCCAAAGCTGATTTTGTCCTTTCCATATTGAATTGGTGTTAGCATTGTCTTACCATATCCAGCTGTCCGAGCAGCATGTAGTCTATCTCATAATGGTC